CCAATGTCCTACCCCGTTACACAAGGCAGACACCAGGCCGCCCGGGCCCCCGGGGGGAGGGGGTCGGGCATTCCGCGGCGACGGTAAAAGTCGACGGGTTCCCCAAAACGAAAAATATTGATAAATGAGCCAACCCATCTGCCTCACCTGCTCCAAGCCCTTCGAGATCATCAAGCAGCGCGAAGGCCCCAAGCAGAAGCGCTTCTGCACCGAGGCCTGCAACACCATTTGGTGGAACGATCAGCCGCAGCACCCATTCCTACCCAAGATCGACGCCTCGCACCCCCGTGCACTCGAGTTGAAGCAGAAGCGCACCCAGCTCGTGCTGCTCGAAAAAGCCGACCCCTACACCTACGGCTTCATCCCGGACCACTGGGAGGTCGCCAACACCGAGTTCCAGGCCACCCAGGAGCTCCTGATCTCCGGCGGCAACCGCGCAGGTAAAACCCTCTGGGCCGCCCGCCGGGTAGTCCAAACCCTTCTTGAGAAGGAAAACGCATCGGTCCTCTGCTGCCACACATCCCACGCCACATCGGTCACCGTCCAGCAGCCCGCGATCTACAACTACCTGCCCGTAGCACTCCGGGCCACCAAGAAGGGCCGTATTCACTACCTGAACTACAGCCGCAAAAATGGCTTCACCGACGGCTCATTCATCCTGCCCAACGGATCACGCTGCGACTTCCTGAACTACACCCAGTCCGAGAACACCATCGAGGGCCGCGAGGCCGACCTGATCTGGTGCGACGAATTAGTCCCTCAGTCCTGGGTGGACACACTGCGCTACCGCCTGATCACCCGCCGCGGCAAGCTCCTGGTCACCCAGACACCCCTCGAAGGCGTAGCATCGGTCTACAAGGAGTTCACCGCCGGCTCCTCAATCTCCGCTTTCCACGACGCCGAGCTCATCAAGGGCAAGCAGGCCCTGCCCACCTGGCCCCTCGGCAAAGCAGCCCGCACCATGGTGCAGCCCCAGACCAACCGTCGCACCGTGTTCTTCTTCTCGGAAGACAACCCGTACAACCCCTTCGACGAGATGAAGTCCAAACTCGTCACCTCGCCCATGGGCCAGATCCTGACCCGGGCCTACGGCTGGGCCTCGGACAACATCGGCAAGGCCTTCGCCCGTTTCCGCCCCGATATCCACTGCATCCCGGCCTCCAAGGTGCCCCCGGGCGGCACCCTGTACATGGTCTGCGACCCCGCCGGCGCCCGGAATTGGTTCTGCCTCTGGCTCCTGGTCTACGAGGACGGTAAGCGCATCGTGGTCCGCGAGTTCCCGGACTTCAGCAACTACGGCGAATGGGCCCTGCCGTCTGAAAAGCCAGACGGCAAGCTCGGCCCCGCACAAACCCTCGATGCCGGCCGGTCAATCTCCGAGTACCGCGCCCTCTTCCGCCAGATCGAATCCGACCTCGGCTACGGCGAGCCCGTGATGCGCCTGATCGACCCCAAGGCCGGCGGTTCCCCCGCTCTCTCCGAGGCCGGCGGCACGACGCTCATCGACCTCCTGGCCGAGTCCGACAACCCCCTGGACGAGCCCATGGCATTCATTCCCGCACCCGGCGTGCCCGTCGACCAGCGCACCAGCGCCATCAACAGCCTCCTCTCCTACGACGCCACCCAGCCGCTCACCCCGCTCAACGAGCCCTCCCTCTATATCACCGACAACTGCGCCAACCTTACCTACGCACTCTCCGAGCACACCGGCCGCGACGGGCAGAAGGGCTGCACCAAGGACCCCATCGACTGCCTGGGGATGCTTTTGGTCTCCGGTCTTGCGTTCGTAGGCCGCGGGGGCTTTGATTGTCGCGGCGGCGGCGGATACTAAACCATTTCACTATGCAAGGAGATTCCTACAAGCAGGCAACCGACGTGATGGCACGGGTCGGCGACGAGCCCAATGTCAGCGCACTGACCGAGGAGCTGCGGCGCTCGGCCACCGACTACGGCGTCTTCGCACGGGTCGAGAATGCCGAGAATGTGCGCTACTGCCGCTGGCCTGGGCAGACCGACGACGGCAAGAAATGGAATGATGCCAACCGCAACAAGCCGGCCTTCCCCTGGGACGGAGCCTCCGACACGCGCATCCCGCTTGCCGACGAGGTGATCAACGGCCTCGTCGACCTCTGTTCGACCTCCTTCTGGCGCTCGATGCTCCGCGTCAGCCCCACCAACATCAGCCAGCTCGATCAGGCCGTCACCGCGCACAACCTGATGGACTGGACGGTCAATGCGAAGATGTACAATGACCTCACTCGTGAGGTCGAATTGCTCTCCCAATACCTCTGGACCTACGGATGGGCCGGCGTGCACGTTACCTGGCAGCAGGAACTCGGACAGCGCGAGCAGTACCTGACCATGGACCAGATCATGGCACTGGCCGCCCAGTCCCCCCAAGACTCCATCCTGGCCGACCTGCCCAACCTCATCGCCAACCCCGAGGCCGACGACCAATCCGCGGAGCTCCTCCTCTCGGCCTTCCCCAATCTCCGCAAGCGCCGGGCCCTCAAGGCCATCCGCGACCTGCGCACCGAGGGTGAGTGCGAGTTCCCCATCCCCACGATGGTCACGAACAAGCCCATGGTCGCAGCCCTGGCGCCCTACGACGAGCTGGTCTTCCCGCCCGAGACCACCGATATCCAGTCCGCCCGCGTGGTCTTCCGCAGGTTCTACATGACCGAGGCCCAGCTCCTGAACAAGGTCGAGACCGAGGAGTGGGACGCCGAATGGGCCCAGGAGGCCATCAACACGATGGGCCGCTTCAGCGACTACTCGGCCTACACCTACGCCGCCGTCGGCCTGGCCGAGAACTCCATCCTCGACCGCGAGAACCTGATCGAGGTGGTCTACGCCTACCAGAAGTCAATCGACTCCGACGGCATCCCGGGCGTGTTCTACACCGTTTTCAGCCCCCAGGTCGGCGACAAGTGGGGCTACTTCGAGGCCTTGGACTACGCGCACGGGCAGTATCCCTTCGTCATCTGGCGCTCCGAGCTCATCCACCGCCAGATCACCGAGAGCCGCGGCGTGCCCGAGGTCTGCTCCACCTGGCAGCATGAGGTCAAGGCCCAGCGCGACAGCATCTTCGACTACACCAGTCTCGCCACCCTCCCGCCCATCGAGGTCCCCAAGACCCGCGGCGGCAACCTGAAGATCGGCCCGGCCATCCAGATACCTGTCCTGCGCCGCGGCGAGATCGGCTTCCTGCAACCGCCCGCCCGCGAGCCCGGTGTGGCCTTCCAACTGATCGCGGCCATCGAGGCCCAGACCGACCGCTACTTCGGCCGCCCGACCGAGAAGGTCCCGCCAGTCATCACCCAGATGCGCCAGCAGCGCCTGATCAACAACTGGCTGCACGGCTGGACCGAGGCCTTCCGCCAGGTCCTTGCCCTCACGCTCCAATACATCGGCCCCGCCGAGATCCAGCGCATTACAGCCTCGGCCACCCCGCTGCCTCCCGACATCCAGGACTTCGACGTGATGCTCAAGTTCGACATCCGCGAGCTCTCCACCGACCTGGTCACCGAGAAGCTCAAAGCCATCAGCACCCTCGTCCTCCCCCTCGACACCGCCGGCGTCATCGACCGCGCCAAGCTGATCTCCGTCGCCCTCCGGGCCATCGACCCGACCCTGGCAAGCGAGCTGGTCATGCAGCAGGGCCCCGCCGCGCAGAAGATGTTCAACGAGACCAACGACGAGATCGCCCTCATGAGCCTCGGCAACCCGCCCCAGCTCCGGGAGAACGACCCCACCGCGCCCATGCGCCTGCAGTTCAGCCAGCAAGTCCTGCAATCCAATCCGAAATACCAGGCCCAGCTTCAGCAGGATCCGCTCTTCCAGGCCAACCTGCAGAAATACATCGAGAACCTGCAGTTCAGCGTGCAGCAGCAGCAGAACGCCATCACCGGCCGCCTCGGAGTCCAATGAAACTCAACGACGAACAACTCTCGGAGGCCCTCTCAGTGTCCGAGGAGCACCCGGTGCTCAAGGCCATGGGCCAGCTCATCGACGACACGCTGCGGGACGAGGTGCACAGCGCCATCCTCCCATCACTTTCCGCGGAGGACCGTGCCTACAACGCAGGACGGGCAGCCGCGATCAAGGATCTCATCGCACAAATCAGTGCGTTAAGAAACGGGAGGGAATTGACTTCCGGTCAGTTCTAGGCTCTCACTCACACAACGGCTTCTTGGTTGGCCTTAAACAACCATGGCGCAGCATACCCGGCTTGCAGGGTCTAAAAGCATGGACATCCCGACGAATACACAGGAAGCGAAACCTGCCCAAAACACGGCACAGCCCCCAATCAACCCGATGCAGTTCGACGAATCGGCGTTGGCCAAGCTACTGAAGACACGATTCAGCGGGGAGGAAGAGAAGGCGTCAGCCGTCGAGCGACAAGCGCCGGAGCCGGAAGCCACTTCAGTGGACGATCAGGCCGAGGATGCGGAGCCGACCGCAGAACAAACGGATGCGCAGGCCGAGTCGCCTGAGCAGGATGTTCTTTCCGAGACCGAAGAGAACAGCGACGAGGAATCGCTGGGCTACCGCAAACGCATCGACAAGCTCACGCGCCAGAAGAAAGAGGCGCTGGAGAAGGCCGAGGCGCTCGAGCGGGAGCTCAACGACGCCAAGACCAAGCTGGAGCAGACCAACGACAGGCCGACCGCGGTGCAGTCCGCTGCAGACCCGTTTGCCGATGTCTGGGAAGTGTCGAAACTCAACGATGAGTGGAGCAAGGCCCGGAATCTCAAACGGTGGTGCGAGGACAACATCGACGGCTGCGAAGTAGAGGGCAAGGAGTACAGCGCGGAGGACGTGAAGCAGATCAAGCGGCGTGTAGAAGACGCCATCGACCTGCACATACCAACCCGTGCCCGCTTCCTGCAGAATTACCAGCAGATCAAGCCTATCGCGGAACAGCTCTACCCATGGTGGAAAGACCGTTCGGCTGCCGAGTACACCGAGGCGCAGGCCGTCCTGCGGCAACTGCCGCAGATTGCCTCACTGCCGGAGTACCAGGTGCTGGTCGGTGACTTCATTGCCGGGCGCAAGTTGCGTCTGGCGCAGGAGTCCGCCAAGGGCAAGCCATCTTCCGCCCGCCCAATGGTCAAGGCACCCAGTCAGCCCGGTCGACCCACCGCAATCCCTGCAAAGAAGGATGCGGCCAAGGTCGGCCTGGATGCAGCCAAGTCGCAGTTCCGAAAGTCCGGGACGACCACCGAATTAGCCCAAGTACTCAAAAGGATGCTCTAAACCATGCCCCTACTCCAGCCCAACCAGGGCGGCTCTGTGCCGCTCGCTTCAACCTCGTCCGCCCGTGAAGATCTGGCGGACTACATCGCCATCGTCGACGCCAAGTCGACCCCGTTCGTGTCCATGGCCCCGAAGGGCCGTGACATCGGCAATATGCAGTTCTCTTGGCAGGTCGACAATTACGGCGCCCCCGTGCTTGCCGGCGTGGTCGACGGCACTGATGTGACCGTTGCCAGCGCCTCGAACCCGGTGGTCAACCGGACCCGTCTGAACAACTACGGCCAGGCCTTCCGCCGGGACCTGCGCATCGGTTTCATCGCCGAGACTCAGGACGTCGCCGGTGTGACCGATGAGTTGGCCAACGGCATCGCCAAGAAGCTCGTTGAGATCAAGCGCGACATGGAGTCGACCTTCATGTGCACCAACCAAGCCGCTCAGGCCGACAACGGTTCGACCAATGCCTACCTGACCGGCTCCCTCGGTAACTGGTTGAACAGCACCAACGCCTCCAACATCGGCGCGTGCGCTTCCGGTTCGCCCTTCCTGCCGGCCTCCGGCGCGGTCGACACCACCGCCAGCGCCTCCTTCACCGAGGCCACCGCCCAGAACGTGCTGACCGCCATCTACAGCGCCACCGGCACCTTCCGCGACTACGATTGTATCCTGGGCACCACGCTGAAGCGTGCGTTCACCAACCTCACGGCCTCGGGCACGACCGTGACGCTCAATAGCAATGCCATCGCGGCCACCAGCGTCCGCACCTTCAACCAGGACCTGTCGGCCGACACCTTCAAGGCGTCCATCGACATCTTCGAGGGTGACTTTGGTCGCTTGATCCTGCACCCGTCGACCTTCGTCGGCGGCAAGAACAGCACCTCGCTGTCCGCTCAGGCCTACAAGGGCTACGTGATCCCGATGGACATGGTCGAGGTCCGCTACGCCAAGCTGCCTCAGGTCAAGGATCTGCCCGACGCCGGCGGCGGCCCTGCCCGCCTCGTTGAGGCCATTGCCGGCTTGGTGGTCAAAAACCCGAGCGGCTTTGGTATGTTCAACGGCGCCAGCTAGTCTTAGTTTCAACGGGGGAGGTCCACTCCGGGCCTCCCCCTCTTTCCTTTCTCATGTCCCACAATTCCGCATCCTCCGTCATCGCCAACGCTCTCGACGACCTGCCCGGCGAACTGCGCCGCGCCGTCATCAAGGAGTTCCAATCCGGCATCCAGAAGGACTGGGTCAAGGCCGGCATTGATCAGAAGCGCATCGCCCAGGACTCTCAACGCGAGGTCCGCGCCATCGACGGCATCGGACGCCTGCGGATGCGGATCGACCCCACTCTCTACCATTCCTGGGGCACCAAGTACGGGTACGATTGCTGGAAGGACTCCCAATTTTTGAAAGAGGTCGAGCGGGATAACCCCGAGGTGCGAGTGCGCTGCGGGGCTACACGCTTGCAGGTTGGATGGAGCGGTGGCACAAAACGCAGTAGTCAGAAGTTCACCCTATGAATGTCGGATCAAACCGCCAACTGGCCGGCGAATACGGTGGCCGGTACATCGACGCCTCCGCGGGCACTGTGACCGGCAACTGGATGGAGATCCACGCCGTCGCCACGTCCATCCTCGGCGCCGTCTCGTCCAACATCACCAACTTCCCCTCCGGCGTGACCATTCAGGCCGGCGACTCGATCTCGGGCGTCTTCACCTCGGTGGCTGTATCCTCCGGGGCGATCATCGCCTACAACCGCAAGTGGGTCTAAAATGCGTCTCGGACTAGGTCTAGGACTCGGCGTTGAGCAAGCCCTTGGAAGGGCTGGAGGCGCCGACCTGCCTATCATCCGGCGCGACCTGCTGCAGGAGGATAACTTCTTCGTCTTCCTCGAGGACGGCACGTCCAAGATCGTCATCACTTTCGGCACTTTCGACTCTTTAGACTTGGAGAACGGGGACTTCCTGCTCCAAGAGGACACAGGCAAACTCATCATCCAAGCAAACTAAGCCATGCCAGACACAAAAATCACGGCCCTAGCGGCTATCACCACGGTTGATCCGGCAGCGGACGTGCTGCCGATTGTCGACATCTCGGACACGTCCATGGCGGCCTCTGGCACGACCAAGAAGATCACCAGCAACCAAATCCTGGGAGCCGGCGGCACCGCCACCCTCGCCTCCGCCACCATCACCGGCGCACTGACGGTTAACGGTGGAGTAAGTCTGGCGAATGCGACTGCCATCAATTTTGGCGGTTTGCTGACCATTTATTCCGATACAGCAGCCGGATTGTTTATCCGTGGAAGGACTGTTACTGGAACCACTTTCCAGACTCAGGATGGCACAAATCCGCTGCTAAACATTAGCAATTCAGGAATCTTCACATTCAGCGACGGCGCAGGCGGCACTCGGATGACCCTGAATGCCACCGGACTTGGGGTGGGGGTTAGTCCGACGCGCAAACTGGATGTCAACAATACGGGAGTCGTCAACAACGCAGCAATCCGAATTGTTGGCAACGATCAGGGTAATGTGCGGCTGCGTCTTGAGAACACTGGGACAAGTGGACGGACATGGGAACTTGTTGGCGGAACTCCGGGAGTTGACAACATCAACTTCAGTATTCGAGACATCACGGGCAGCACTACTCCTTTTACCATTGATGCCTCCGGCAACGTCGGCATCGGAGTTACGCCGAGTGGCTATCGTTTGCATGTCAGAGCCGCTTTTGCTTCTACAGTTGGCGGCGCATTCATTGAGTCCGGTGAATTCAATCAAAAGGGTTTGCTTGTTAATTGTACAAGTGCAGCTCTTGCTGCAAACATTGTTGAATTTCAAAGAGAGGGAATAGCTCGTTTGACGCTGGATTCAGCAGGTAATTTGATTCTGCAATCGTCCGCAACTCCCGCCACCCTGACGACCAACGGCCAGCTTACCGTCAACGCTACCAGCAATACCAACCTGCGGTTCTCGTATCGCGGTTCTGACGGTACAACCCGTGTCGCCAACATCACCCTCGCCTAATCATTTATGACCATCCTCTGGCTCATCGAACGCCTTCTCACCAAGCCGGTTGAAGGCTCCAACACCGATGTCGTAATCACCGCCAACTGGCGGTGCAACGGCCTCGAAACTGTCGGCACCGGAGAAGACGCGAAAACCTACAGCGGCACCTGCTACGGCTCGTGCAGCTTCGCGCCGCCGAGTGGTAGCTTCACGCCTTACGACCAACTCACCGAGCAGCAGGTGCTGGACTGGTGCTACGCCAACGGAGTCGATCAAGCGGCCATCGAAGCGAACGTCTCGCTCCAGATCGAAAACCAGATCAACCCGCCCGTGGTGAGTCTGCCGCTGCCGTGGGTGCCGCCGGTGCCTCCGCCCGAGCCTGAGATGATCGTGCCTCCGATGTTGCCTCAGATTGAGCCGGTTTTGGTTGCGGAGCAGCCTGTCGTTTCCGACACTGCGGCCTGATATGGAAATCACCATCACACTCACTCAGGAGCAGACCAATAGCCTGCTCCAACTCATCGACATCGCCATCAAGGCCGGTGGCTACCAGAACGCCAAGGTCGGCGTTCCTTTGGCCGACATCATCCTCGCAGTAGCCCAACCAAAAGCATCCGAGTAAATGGACTCAAATCACGGCGGTGACACAAATCAGATGATCGCTTCCATGGGAGGAGCAGCAGCGGCCACCGCTGTCTCGTTTATCCCCTGGCTCACCGATATCGTCCGACTCATCACCGCCGTGATTGGCTTGCTGTGCGCCATCTACGGTGCGTATCGCTTATTCCGCTCCAAATGAAAAACACCAAGACCACTCTCGCCGGCATCGGTGCCATCCTGGTCGCTGTTGGCGGGGCCATGAAGGCCCTTTTCGACGGTGACCCGACCACCCATCTGGACATCACCACGACCATCGCAGCGGTCACCGCTGGCATCGGTCTGATCTGGGCCAAGGACGCCAAGGACGCCGAGAAGAAGGCTGAGTGAACTGGATCTACCAGATCCTGAAGGCCCTGCTCGATTGGTTCCGCGAGACCCCACCCACCGATATCCAACATGGAAAAGCTCCCGAGGCTCTCAAGAACGATCTGGCTGATCGCATTGCTGGACTGCCTCGGTTGCCAGATGACCAAGGTGGTCCTGGTCCCTTCCGGTGATCCCGTGATGCTGGCAAAGCCCACCAAGGCCAGCGTGTACGGATTCGACAAAGACAAGAAGCTGGTGGGGCCGTCGACCGTGGTCCTGCCGGCTGGTTGGTACGCACTCCCGAAGTCCCAATGATCAACTACAAGGGCAACAAGTTCTCGGGCTACAACAAGCCCAAGGCAACCCCCGGGGAGTCCAAGAAGTCCGCCGTCCTGGCCAAGGAAAACGGCAAGGTTAAGCTCGTGCGTTTCGGCGACCCGGACATGACCATCAAGAAGCACATCCCGGAGCGACGGGCCAACTTCCGCGCTCGTCACGGCTGTGACAACCCGGGATCGAAACTCTCGGCCAAGTACTGGTCCTGCAAAGCCTGGTAACCAATGAGAACCGTCACCTATGACTACGTGCTGCAACGCGCCTGTGAGCTCACTGGGCGCGTTTTCTCAACGCTGACCACCGAGGAGTCCAACTTCTTCCGCACGTTCATCTCCATGTCACTGCGGAGCGCCTGGGAGTGCTTCGATTGGCCCGAGCAGACGGTGTACGAGCAGCAGTACTTCGCGGCCAACTACGATCCGGCCCAGCTCTACTCAGCCGGCATGGTGGTCTACTTCAAGACCGAGCAGAAATACTACCAGTACGTCGGCTCGATCAACTCCGGAAACCCTCCTACCACGGGCGGCCCTGGCGGCACGCTCAATGCCCAGTACTGGGCCGAGGCACTGCCCGACTACGGCAACAACGACGGAAACTGGGACGCGACGACCACGTACACCATCGGACAGATCGTTCTCTACCCCGACACCCAGCGGCACTACCAGCTCTACGCCACGGCACCGGCCGGCACCGTCCCGACCAACTCGGTCTACTGGGGCGTGCTGAACAAGTTCCTGCGCAACATCTCGCAGACCAACAACCCCGACGGCACTACCCGGGCAGTCCCCATCGGCGAGACCTTCTCGGTTTGGCCGGGCGACCCCCGCGTGTCCTGGCGCCAGCAGGAGGCCACCTACACCTTCACGGACGACGGCGTGCTGGTCGGAGAGCAGTTGCCCTACGTCTGGCTGGAGTTCCGCAAGACCCCGCCGCTCCTATCCAGTTCCGCCGAGGCCTCTGCCTACGCCTTCCCCTACCGCTTCTCGGAGATCTGCGCACTCAAGGCCGCGGGCCAGATGCTGCGGGTCGACGGCAAGATCGACCTGGGCAACCAGTTCTTGGAGTTAGGGGAGGTTGAGCTCACCAAGGAGATCGACAAGGTGGCGCTGCAGGAGAAATATGTGCGCCAGATAATCGTGCCGTCCCGGTGATATGCCTGACCTGCCTCAAATCGGTGCAATCGACGATGGATTCGTTGGAGTGGTATCGCGCATTGACCCTGCGCTGATCCCGGCCTCCTACGTTTCCAACGCCGTCAACCGACGCTTCGAGGACCAGGTCATCAAGAACCGCTGGGGCATCGTGCAGCCCAAGTGGGGCGGCAAGTGGGAGTCCCTGAACCGAGTGGTGACGGTGACCTCAAACTCCGTTTTAGCAGTCCCTGTCAGCGGCACTCCTATCCCACAGAACTCAAGCATCGCATCGGACCCAGTCGCCAACGTGCTGGTCTATCCCAACGGCACCCGGTGCCTCCTGGATGATGGGACCAACTGCGTAATGTCGACCGCGGCCATCGCCTTCACCGGACCGCCGGTTAACCGCACTGTCCAGTTCTACAACCAGACGCTGCCCTTCGAGGACATCCTCGGGGTCCTGCCCTACCGTGACCCAGACACCGGCGCCAACGCCCTCCTGGTGGCGGTCAACGAGGCCCGGGCCTCCGACGGTGGCCAGGGCAAGGTTTGGTGCATCCGGCCCAACCAGTCGCCCGTGGAAGTGCCCATGAACGGGCACGACATCTACCTTCCGGTGCGCCTCATCCAGGCCACCAACGGCGTGGTAATGCTGCGCCCGGGAAACGCCCGCTACTACTTCTCAAGCGCCTCGGGCATCTACGACTCCATCCTGATGGAGAACGGGAGCCAGATCCTGTGCGAGGACTCCACGGTGCTCTCCGACGAAGACTCCACCCAGGTCAACCTGAACGTGGTGCCCGACCTGACCACGGGCGACATCGTGACCATCGGCGGTGTGGGCGACGTGACCCCTCTGTGGACCGCCACACCGGGTTCCGGCCAGGGCTTCCAATTCTTTGTCAACGTGGTCAACGAGGAGGTCTCGCTCCACCTGACACTGATCGACGCCCGGGCCGGCACCAACCCTCTACCGCTCAGCCCCGAGAACAACGCCCGCTACTACATCGAGCGCTCGGCCAATCTGACCGGCTACGACCTGGCGCAGGACATCGTCGACAACCTGAACGACGGGATGCCCATCCTGATGCAGGGCAACGCCACGTTCCCGTCTGCGCTGGACGCCGGGTTCGACCGCATCCCGTCCACTCTGTCCATCGTCGGCTCCGACTCCACCGGGGACACGCTGACGGTCTACAACCACAATTTCATCCCGGGCGATCAGGTCTCGATCTCCAACGTGGTCGGCAGTGCCACGGTCAACAACCAGATCTACTACGTCTACCCGGTCGACAACAACACGCTCAAACTCTTCAGCGGCACGACCGAGGAGACCGACTCGCTGAACGACGCAGGCCGGGCCATCATCCAGCTCACGACCACCGGCACCGCGCCCAACATCACGATCAGCGCGGTCACAATCCTCAACCAGGGCTCCGGCTACCTCTCGGCCCCGGTGATCACGGTCAGCTCAACGATTACGCCCACCACCGCTGCGAGCCTGACTGCCACGGTCACCAACGGAATCGTCAGCTCGGTGGCCATCGTCAACGGTGGCGCCTATTCCGACGTCCCCACAGCCTCGGTGGCCATGCCCTCCACGCTGGTAGACGTGGACAACAACAACATCACCGGCAGCATCAAGCGCTCGAGTGCTTCCGGTTCCTCGGTGCCCCCGGGCCGCGAGGGCCTGTACTTCCAGAACCGCCTGCTGCTGCTCTACGGCAACGACTACCTGGCCGTCTCCGACGTACTGGACCCGCTGCACTACAGCCCGGTGCTCAACGAGTTCAAGCTCAACACCGGCAGCAATGACCGGGTGGTGGCCCTGTACCCGTTCAACACCACCACGCTCCTGGTCTTCAAGGAGCGCTCGGTCCTGGCCGTGGAGAACCTCTACGGCGACCTGTCGACCACCCGTCTGACCGAGATCACCCGGGAGTTCGGCTGTGTCTCGCAGGCCTCCATCGCAGGCACTGGCTCCGACGTCATCTTCCTGTCCCAACGCGGCATCATCAGCCTCCGGCAGACCGAGTTCGGCATCAGCCAGTCGGTGGTTCTCCCGCTCTCCGACCAGATCCAGAACATCGTCGACGACATTGACCAGGCCTACTGGGGCAATGCTTGCGCGACCTACTTCGCCAACCGCTACATTCTGAGTGTGCCGGTCGAGGGCGGTGACGGCACCAACCAGCGCACGCTGGTCTACAACTTCCTGAACAAGGCCTGGGAAGGCTACTGGGAGGGCTCGTTGCTCGTTCCGAAGTACTGGTCCCGAGTCATCGTGGCAGGCACCGACACGCTGTGCTGGGCCGATGAAAGCGGCCTGATCCACCAGTTCGACCCGCTCGGGCTTGTGGACGTCAACCTGGCCGGCAACCTCATCCAGATGTCGACCGAGGTTCGCTTCCGCGGCTACACCGGGGAGGACAACGTCGATCACAAGCAGTGGACCGACATCCAATTCGAGCTGGGCAACTGGAACACCCGCTACTCCATCACCGCGCAGTTCGACGGCGTGAACGAGTCCTACGTTGTTGCCACCGACCAAACCAAGGACCGCACGGTCTACTACACCTACGGCAGCGGCACCTACAACACAAACAACACCGCCGACAACTTCCTGGCACCGTACCGCGAGGACTACTCGGTGACCACCCAGTTCCGCACCGGCAACAACGGGTGGAAGGCCGGCTTGCATCAGTTCTTCAGTCACAAGGCCCGCCTGCGCAAGCACTCGGCCTCTGTGCAGCCCCTGATCACCACCGACCAGGGCTCCCTCGACATCTACAGCGCCAAGGTCATCGGCATTGCATTCCGACTCTACGGCAAGAACGACGTCTAAACCACCATGCCACTCTTTGTAACTGTCACCCCGGGCACCACGGTCAGCTCCACCACCACGCTGTCGGCCTCGACGCTCAACCTCCTGGGCACGCCCAGCGTCGACATCACCGGCTCGGTCGACGGCGGCACGCTATCGGTGGCCGATGGTTCGCTCGGGCTGTCGAAGTTCTCCGCAATCTCGGGCAGCCGGCTCATCGGCAACGGTAGCGCAGTATCGGCCTATCCTACGGAGATTTCATCCACTGACCTAGCCTTCGCTCCCGGCACGATCAACATCGGCACCGGGGCTGTCACCACCGCCAAGCTGGCCGACTCCTCGTCAACGACCACCGGCGTCACCTACGCCAAGATCCAGCACGTCACCGATGCGCGGTTGCTTGGCAGGTCACAGGGAACCAACGGCGTCCCCCAGGAGATCACGGTCGGAGCCGGACTGACGCTGTCTGGGGGAACGCTGTCCAGCGGACTGTTGCGATACACCACGGTGGCCAAGGACATCCCGGTAATGGCTGCAAGTGGAAGCCAAGCGGTGCAGTGGCTGACATCGGCAACTGAGCTCCCCGCAGTCACAGGTTCTGTCGTTCCTCAAATCATCCGCGTTGTTCTGCGGTGCAAGACCAATGACGCGTCATTCGTTGTTGGCAACGAGCTGGATATCCAAAGCGTCATCAATGAGCAAACGTGGAACAGTGGAAACCTGACAAGTGAGTATCCGATTACCATTTCCGCTGGAATGGTTGGGGCAAGCACGACTGACTTGTTCTTGAACGTCTGGTTTTCCAAATCAAGACCTGGTAACAGGACAAACGCTATGCCTGCAAATGTTGGTGGTGACGCCGACTCGCAGATCGTCTACCTCGACAGCACCGGGTCTCGCACCGTGTTGACCCGGGCGAACTGGCAGGTCAAAGCCTACCTGCTCTACGCCTCCACCTGGACATGATCCCGCAGATCACAGACTACCTTCTGGCCAAGGTGCCCGACAGCTTCAAGGGATGGACCCGCGAGGCAGTCGAGGACTACGTGATGTTCCACGCGGAGCAGGGCACGCTCAAGATCGCCTGCCAGGACGACCACGTGGTCGCCGTGCTTGTAGGTTGGCGCCAGACGGGCCCGGAGCCCAAGGCATGGTCGTGGCAGCCAAACGACCCCAATGGCGACCATTGGTACTGGCACCAGTTCGCTGCCGACTGCGCAGTATTCGCCATGGCAGTGGCGGCTAAGTTCTTTCACGACCGACCGGAGGCTGCAATCCTCCCGGCCATCGGCTATCGCAACGGCAAACTGACCACCTACAAGAAAGGCTCGATGCCGATCTACCGGGTGGCCTCCAAAATGATATGACAGTCGACGCACCAGCACCACGCAACTACGCCCAGGAAACCGCGGACACTCTTCGGACCCAGCTTGAGTTGGCACCGGAGCGATACGCCGCGGAGGCCCAGTTTGCGCCCCGGTATCAGGCACTGCAGCTCGACCTGCTGCGCCAGGCCACGCCCGAGCTCCTGGCGCTCTACCGCGACCAAATTGCACCCACCATGGGCGAGGTCGAGGCAGCCGCCCGCTCCCGCTCGCGTGCCGGTGATATCGCGGACATCGCCCGGCTCGGCCCTCAAGCCCGCGAAGCTATGCGCGGTGCTGCCCCCGAGCAGACCCAGATCGCCGACATCCTGGCCCAGAACGCCACGTCCAATCTCCTTGCCGGCTCCCGGCTAACCCCGGAACAGCAGCGCATGGCCCAGCAGCAGGCCCGCATTGCCTCATCCGCCCGCGGTATGGCTCAAGGCCCGCAGGCTGCCTTCCAAGAGGCTCTGCGTTCCCAGCTCATGGGCGCAGGTGTTCAACAGCAGCGCCAACAGCAGGCCATGGGCGCACTGCAGGCCGGCCAGGGCGTCTACGGCGACGTGTTCCAGCAAGTGCTCGGTCGCCCGTCGCAGGCCTTCGCAGGCTCTCAGGGCTTCCTCGGGCAGGCGCAGGGCTTCAACCCTGGCCAGCTCTTCAACCCCGAGAGCGCCTACGCTGCCAACCTGTTTGGCGGTAACCAACAGACCCAGATGGCGGCAAATGCTGCCGGTGCGTCTGCCACCTCCGGGCTTATCGGCGCCGGCCTTGGCGCAATCGGATCTATTGGCGGTGGATACCTCGCAGGTCGATAAAGATAATTTATGGCAACCTACGGCTACTCAGCAGGCTACCAGGGCGGCGGACCTTCCGCAGTGCCTTCCGGCTTCATCGAGGCCTACGCTCAGTCCGGCCGGAACATCGGCCAGGGCATCCAGGCCATCGGCAACGCCATCGGCGAGTCGCTGCAGCGCTACGGCCAGAACAAGCAGGAGAACGAGTTCCTGCAGACCCGGCTCGAGTCGCTGGCCCCGTATCTGAACACCGTTGCCCAGAGCGGCAACATCATGGACAAGAACAGCGCCGAGTCGAAGCTGCTCGGCGACATCGAGAAGTTTTCGTCAATGTCCATCCCGCAGAAGAAGGCCACGCTGCTGAATGCCGAGTTCTTCCTGGATCGGGCTGATAAGCAGCGGGCTCGGGAACTTACCGACGAGGCCACCCGCCAGCAGTTGCAGTTGGGTGCGTTGCAGTTGGGCACCGCACAGCGCGAGGCTGCTGCCGCTCCGTACTTCACGCAGGCCTTGGGCGAGGTTATGTCCATGCAGCCTGGACGAGCTCCTACCGTTCCTTATCAGGACGTCACGCAGGAGATGCTTGGTAAGTACGGAGACAAGCTGACTCCGACCCAGATGCAGGCGTTGATCCCGATGATGCGCAGGATGGGTACTTCCATTCCCGCAAACATGACTGCGCTCGGTGCGACTGTCGGTCCCGAGGGAACCAAGGTGGAATACGGATTGCCGGCTACGGTCACCTCTATGCCTGTCCCGGGCACTGACTACGTTCAGCCAATGATCTCGGGCAAAGCTGCCGGCGCTCCGATCAAAGCACAGCCTCAAGTGCAGGCAGAGATCGACAAGCTGCCGGAGGCTCAACAGAAGTGGGCGAACGACACCCAGAGCTCATTGATGAAGCTGCCGGAGTTCACCGCGCTGAATGAGCAGGTGAAGATCCTTGATGAGATAAAGGAGCTCGGAACCACTCCTGCCGCTGACATTGCTTTGATAATGAAGTACATGAAGGCGCTTGACCCTGGCAGCGTCGTTCGTGAGGGAGAGTTCAAGACGCTCGGAAATGCTGGAAGCCTTCCGACACAGGTTCAGAACTGGTACAACAGCTACGCCACCGGCAACAAGCTGACGCCTGAAGTCCGCAAGGAAATCAAGAGTTCCGCTGAAGCTATTGTGCGTGGTTCGATCAATGCAGCGCAGCCCACCATTCAGGATATCATCAGCCAAGCGAAGATCCGCGGTGTGCCTGAAAACGCTGTTCTGCCGCAAAACACCATCGCCAAATGGCGTTCAGTCTCGCAGCAAAGTCAGGCTCAGAACCTTCAGCGCTTTCAGTCGGAACAAGATATGCGTGCTGCAGGCGTAAAGTATGCCCTCGTCTTCAATCCTGCAAAAAATAAATACCAAGAGTTTGAAATAAAAGACTGACCTATGCCATTCGTTGAAGGCGGAATTGTTGTCGACGCAGAGCCGCAGCAACAAGCCGCGCCTCCGATGGCGCAAGGCGGCTTTGTACAGGGAGGCATCGAGGTCGATCCCACCCCTGAGGATTCCTACAACAAGGTGCTGCAGTTCCAGGCAGCGCAAACCGACTACACGCCCAGCAAGCAGGAGTTCCTCGACTACCTCAAGGTCTCCAAGACCAAGCCTCTGCTCGGCGAGAAGCCGCTGGAGACTATCGGCACCGCTGCCGCCCAGACCGCTGTGGACATCGCCACGATGCCCTACAAGCTGGGCGAAGCCATCGGGCAGTACATTGACCCTCAGGAAGGCATAATGCCGACCGATGTGGCTTTAGGCACCGCGGCTGAGATTGCAGTGCAGTCCCGCCTAAAGGGCGAAAGCATGGCCCGCGGCGCCTACGATGTCGCACTGAGCAATCTGGAGAAGCTGACAGGCAAGCTGCGCAGCGACGATGACCGCTACGAAGCCTTCCTGGCGACTTCCGAGATCAAGCGCCAGTTGGCCCGTGCCAATGCGCCGGAAGAAGAGCGCGTGCCTGCTGCCCAGGAGTTCCTACAGGCCTACAACATCCCGCAGGAAGCTATCAGCCAGCCAGGACTTGAGGTTGGCGGGTTTGCTGCCGACCCGTCATCCATTGCCTTTGCCGGCGGTGGAAAAGCGGCGTCAATGCTGCTCCAACGTGCTGCGCCTCTCATCCCCAGGGCGGGTGCTGCACTGCAGCGTGGTGGCGAGCGCATCGCGGCATTGGGCCGGGCTCCCGAGACTGGTGCCGGCGCCTTTGCAGCTAGGGTCACCGGATCTCCGCAGATGGGCCAGGCCGTGCAGGAGGCAATTGCCAGGGGCACAACCGGCGTGGCCCTCGGTGAGGCTGCAGGCCTTCCGATCACTGCCCAGTTGAACGTCCCGGGTCTTGGCACTGTATCCCGAATCATTGGTGGCACTAAGGCCGCAGGAGCCACCATGGAGACGCTTGGAGAGGCCGGGGCTATCTCGGGTGGCCAAGCACTTACTCCGATCCAGAGAGGCCTTCTGGGCGCAGGGGAACGCATTGCAGCGGCTGAAGGTGCTTCCGCTGGTGCCCGTGCTTTCGGCACAGCGCTGGCCCGTTCAGGCCTGGAGACCCCGATCAAGACCGCCGCATCAATCCTCATCCCGGCTGCCGGTGCTGCTGTTGGTGGCGGTTTGTTGGCAGGCCTGACTGGCGAAGAGGGTGAGGCGGTTGCCGCGGCTGTTGGCAGTGGTCTTGCCTTTGGTGGCATCGACGCCGGGTTCCGGTTGGCCAAGGCAGCGTCATCCGGTGCGTTAAACGGTGGCCGTGTCCGACAGACCGCAGTCGACGACCTGAACACCCGGCCCACCGAGGTGCAGTTCACCTACATCGACCCGGATACCGGGGCTGAGCAGCTTTCCACGATCAAGGACTCCGAGGCCCGAGCCAAACTCTACGCTGGCCTGGACAACAAGCAGCTCACCAAGGCTCTGTCCGAGGTTGCTGGGGCTGAGAACAGCGGCGTCGAGGTGATCTTCCATGGAGATGGTGATGCTGTCCCAACCTCGCTGCAGTCGGTCAACTACGCCGGCGTGTCTATCGGCCCGGACAACATCAAGAGCGGCAAGCCGACGATCCTGATCAACGTCGACCGTGCGAAGCCCGAGACGCTTCCGCATGAGATCCTTCACGCCCGCATCACTGGTGACGTGGTCAGCCGGCTCGGTTCCCAAGTGATCGAGACCTCGGCACAGTCGCCTGAGTTCCAGCGGCAGTTCACCGACTTCGCAAACCGCTACGCGGACAAGCTGCAGGCCAGCGGTGCTCCGATTGTTGCCGACCGTATTCGCACTGAGCTGCGTGATGCCTTCGATCCGGCACTGCAGCGTGCCCAGCGTATCGAGCAACTCAAGCGGATGACCGATGAGTTCGCTGCGTACTACACGCAGGAGTTCCTCAAAGGCAAAGACCCCAAGACGCTGCTGCCTGGACGCATCCCGTCCTTCTTTGAGTTGGCATTCAACAACGCCAAGGAGGCCGTCTCCGAGCGGTTCACCAGGCAGGCGCTGCAGAACGGCTTCGACCCTGTTGCCCGGACCTTCTACGACGCCAACGGCAAGCGCATCAAGATCCCGTGGATGGAGGACGCCATCAAGAACCTGGTGACGCCCAAGGAAGGCTACGAGCCTACCGAGCAGAAGGTTGACCTCAAGAAGCTCACGCAGGCGCAGCAGAATGCGGTGATCATGGCCCGTGGCTACTCCGACCTGTTTATGACAGGCCCGGATGGCAGCATCATCCGACCGCTCTCAAAGGCAGAGCTGGCCGCCAAGACTGCCGACGTGGCCAACCGCACGATGCAGGTCATCGAGACGGTGCCCCAGAACGAGCGTGGCAGCGTCAGTGGTCTTGACGCCAAGGGCAACCCGATCATCGAAGGCCGACTGAGCCTTGCCGAGGCTGATGCTGTGTCAAAGAGCGGTATCTTCAGCCCGTCCACATCGCGCAGCCTGATCGACATCGCCACAGCCATCCGCGACGGCACGCTGATGGAGGGCAAGTACTGGAAGGTCTACGGTTCCACGGGCAAGTCTGGCGTGTTTGGAGAGTCCGAGAAGCTGTTCCTGCCTTACGGGATCTCGATCAACAGCAAGGGCGGTGTGAACATCAAGGCTGTCGACTGGGGCAAGGTGCAGGCCCGGATGTACAAGACCCTGACCAAGCCCGCCTACAAGAACCTGTTCGGCAACTACGACCAGGCCATGTCCACGCTCAAGGACGTGTACCTGAAGAACATTGCGGAGCAGAACGCCGCGCCTTCCGCGGAGGCTCTCGGTGGCGGTATTGAAGGCGCCAAGAAGCGCAACTTCTTCAACGAGGTGATGGGCGCCGTCCCCAAGAAGGGCGACACCATGATCAACCTACCGACCGCTGGCTACGAGGCCAGCCGCAAGGGCGGGTCGGTCTACCAGGACCTGCGCATTGAGCGCATCCAGAACACCAACACCACCGGAACGGAAATCCCGTGGTCCGGTGACATGGGAGAGCAGTCGAGCTACCGCCGCACCCAGCTCAACTTCCAGCCTGCCGAGCAGGTTGGTGAGACCAGAGTCCAGAGCGACCTGGTGGGCGGCTACCGGATCTTGTCGAAGGGCGGTAAGTTCCGCCTGTATGGCCCCGATGGATCAACCGCCGGGATCTTCGACACCGAAGGACAAGCAAAACTCAAAGCAGAAAAAGATTATGCCACTCAAGCAAGGCTACAGCCAGAAGTCCGTCAGCAGCAATATCCGGCGCGAGATGAAGTCCGGCAAACCGCAGAAGCAGGCCGTGGCGATAGCAATGTCGGTCGCACGCAAGGCCGAGAAGAAAGCGGGCAAGAACTCGGGGCGGTTCGACAAGCGGGGGATGTGAGGTTCATGCCGGATGGTAAGAGCGACGGTCTTGCTGTTCTGGATGACGTGCTGAAGCTGGAGCTTCCGCGCAGGCCCAAGGTCATCGACATTGCCAACGCATTCCAGAATCTGTTCGGGAAGGCGATTGAGTACCGCAAATCGAACACTCAAGACAACGCCCGGTTGGTCAACCTGTTGGTTCAGGAGATCGACCGCGCCGTCAAACTGCACCCCGAGGCCAAGGGCTGGTACGACGAGAACGTCAAGCTGACCATGGACGTGATGCGTGATCTGGACCCGGATCTCGCCAATCCCGAGAACGACTTCATCTTTAAGGCCATCTTGGCGGCTACGTCGGATGGCAACAAGGTGGGCCCGCAGTTCCAGCAGACCTGGAAGGAATATTCCAACTGGAAGAACACCGGCGAAATCTCCGGCGAGTTTGTATCCGGTGACCGCATTGAGAACATCCAGACCAACCTGGAAATGCTCAACGAGTTCATCAAGGACATCGGCTGGGAGAAGACCAAGGACTTCATGGTGCAGAAAGGCACCGTGAAGGATTTGCGCCAGGCCTTGGTTGATGTCTTCGGTTGGACCAAAAAGCAGGCCAACTCAATCGGGTCTTCAGAGCGTGTCGACGAGGTGGTTCCGTTTGCGGTGGTGCTTGGACCCAAGCTGGGTTCGTTCTTCAACAACCTCTACGGCGACTTCTCATCGGTGACCATGGACCGTTGGTTCATGCGCACACTCGGCCGCCTCACTGGCACCCAGGTGGCCCCACTCTCAAAGGCAAAACTACGTGAGATGCGCAACAACCTGCGTGACGCAGTCGCTAGGCTGACCCCGTCTGAGTTCGAGATGCTTGGAGTCAAGCGTGGCGATCTTAAGGGCACATCCATCGACGGTGCTGCCACAACCATCTCCGGCAGGTTCTCCAAGAAAGCCCTACGCGAAACGGCTAAGAAATCCTCCGAGGCCGGTCAATCCGCACTCGAGGAAACAAGAAAGTTTGCAAACGCTCTAAAAAAGGGCTTGAATCCCCTGGTCGAGGCTCCGGTCGACGGCACCCACCGGCGCTGGATTCGTGAGCGTATCGCAGAGGTTCAGTCGGAGCTGCGTTCCCGTGGCATTGAGCTGGAGAACGCGGACCTGCAGGCCGTGCTGTGGTATCTCGAAAAGGAACTCTATGAAAAACTCAACTACCGCAGCAAATCAGGAGAGTCAGACTATGCCTCTGCAGCCTCCTCCCTCTATCAGTCAGTGGTTGGACGACCGTCTGACGTCTATGCAGGAGGAACAGGACGAGTACGCGCAATCGGGAGCACTGGAGGCAGCGAAGGAATGGGCGCAGGCCAAGCGGGCCAAGCGCCTGGGCCTGAAGTAGGCGCCCAGCGCTTCATGCCCGACTACAGCGGCGAGCACCGTGCCCCACAGCGCGATTCGGGTGCCCCGCTGGACAATCTGAAGGACGTCTATCCAGACGACGTCTACGGGCCAAATGCGGCCCGCTATTACGGCGTCGCAAGCGGTGACACAACGGACAAGGCTGCCATCCGTATAATCCAGGCTACCAAGGGCAAACCGGATGCACCTGTGAAGGTGTTCCGGGCCATCCCTAAGGATATCCAGTCCAACGAGATCAACCCCGGCGACTGGATCACCACGATGAAGAGCTATGCCGTGATGCATGGCGAGGGTGCGCTGGGCGGCGACTACAAGATCCTGGAGAAGACGGTGCCCGCCGGCGACCTCTACACCAACGGCGATTCGATCTTTGAGTTTGGGTACGACCCCAAGTTCATGCCCTCCCCCGACTCAGCCATGCCCGGCGCCTACAGCTTCCAGGGCGGCTTCCGGGCCATCCCGGGCAAGACCAAGGGCTCCTTCCGCCTCTACGGCCCCGCAGGCAGCCTGATAGGCATCGCCAGTAGCCTTGACGAGGCCCAACGCATCCTTCGACGTAAGACCAAATGAGCTACGATAGCCAGACCAGCACGATCCTCATCAACAAGCTGAGGAAGGACGTCGACTCGCTGACCCTGAAGATCGCGGTGCTTCAGGACGTGAAGGATAACAACGTCGCAGGCGGCACCCCAGTGACTGCTGTATGGACAGCCCGGACGCTCAACACCATCAGCAGCGATCCGAATGGCCTGATCATCAACCTTGCGTCCAATGAGTGGAAGGTGGCTGCCGGCGATTACCAGGTGAAGGTACTGGCACCGTTCCATCACACCCGCGGAACCAGGCTGCGGATTTACGACGTGACCAACTCGGTGGTCATCGGGTACGGCCCATCGCTCTACATCAACAACGGCGTGGACATGGAAGTGTCCCTGAACCTGCGCATCACGCCGCACAAGGACAACATCTACAGGCTGGAGTACTACTGCGAGCGCGGAGGCCATGCAGACGGCCTTGGCATTGCAGCCAATGTGGGGCAGCCCGAGATCTACACCACGCTCGAGATCACCCGGCTCGACACCGGAGCCACCAAGCCCCTCGGTGCCGGCGGACTGCAAGGGCCCCAGGGTCCTGCGGGCCCCACCGGGCCTGCCGGTCCTCCGGGACCTACGGGCGGCGGTGTGACCAGCGTCAACGTCTCGGGCGGCACGACAGGCCTGACCACCTCGGGCGGGCCCATCACAACCAGCGGCACCATCACGCTGGGCGGCGTCCTGGCCGTTGCCTCGGGCGGAACCGGGGCAACCACCGCGCCGGATGCCCTGACAAGCCTAGGGGCCTACCCTGCGTCCAACCCGGCCAACTACACGTCCAACGGCGGCACCGTCACCAGCGTGTCGGTCACCACGGCCAATGGCGTCAGCGGTACCGTCACCAACCCGACGACCACACCGGCCATCAGTCTTGCCCTGGGCGCCATCACGCCTTCCTCGGTGGCTGCGTCAGGCGCTGTCACAGGCTCCAACCTTTCCGGGAGTAACACCGGCGACCAGACCATCACGCTCACCGGGGATGTGACAGGCACTGGCACAGGGTCCTTCGCTGCGACCATTGCCAACAACGCGGTGACCTACGCCAAGATGCAGGCGGCCTCCGCGGTGGCCAGGCTGATCGGCTCGAATGCCTCGGGCACTGCCCTGGGCGAAATCACGCTCGGCACCAACCTGTCCATGGCCGGCTCCACGCTGAATGCCGCGGTGGCCTCAGGATCGGTGACCAGCGTCAATGCCGACGGTGGGACCACGGGCTTCAGCTTCTCGGGAGGCCCGATCACATCCTCCGGCACGCTGTCCATGACCGGCAAGCTGGCCGTCGGCTCGGGCGGGACAAACGCTACAACCGCTTCAGACGCCCGGACCAACCTGGGCCTTGCCATCGGCACCGACATCCCGTCGCCCACCGGCACCGGGGCAACCGGCACGTGGAACATCGACGTGCTGGGTTCTGCGGGCACGATCACCAGCACGCTGCCCGTCAACAAGGGCGGCACCGGGGCGACCACGGCCGGCGGCGCACTTACCAACCTCGGGGCCTACTCGGACACCAACCCGGCGGGCTACACCAGCAATGCCGGCACGGTGACCAACGTGTCGGCCTCGGGCGGTGCGAACATCAGCGTGGCCACGGGCAGCACCACGCCGGTCATCAGCCAGAACGCGGCGAGCAGCACGCAGAACGGCTACATGACCAGCACCTACGCGGCCAAGCTGGACAGCATGACTGCGGGCGCGAGCGTGTCGTCGGTCAGTGTGTCCGGCGGAAGCACCGGCCTGACCACGTCCGGCAGCCCAATCACGGCCTCCGGCACGATCACGCTGGACGGTGTGCTGAGCGTGGCCAATGGCGGCACCAGCAGCACCTCGGCATCATCGGCCATCTCGTTCCTGGCAGGCGCAACCACCAACGGGCAATACCTCCGCGGCAACGGAACCGTGGTGCAGATGTCTGCCATCCAGGCCATCGACCTGCCCCAGATTGCCCTGGGCGGATCCGCAGTCAGCGGAACGCTAGGTGTGATCAACGGCGGCACGGGTCAGAGCAATGTCTTCAGCGACGGCGACCTGCTCATCGGCAAGAGCCTCGGGAGCACGCTGGCCCGGGCCAAGCTGACCGCGGGCGCAAACATCTCCATCACCAATGGCTCCGGCACGATCACCATCGCAGCCACGGGCACTGGCACTGGCGACGTGGTGGGGCCTGGGAGCGCTACGGATGGCGACTTTGTTCTGTTCGATGGCACCACCGGCAAGCTGATCAAGGGGGCTAGCTACCGCCAGGTGGGCGGGGATATCATCGGGCCGATTGGCGGCAGCTCGATGATCGACGGGTTCGTCTACATCCCGGCCGGCTCCGGGGCTCCGACGGGCACTCCGACCAATGTCTCAGGCACCAACGTGCCGATGTACTTCCACACCAACAACGCGACCAACACCAACGTGCTGTACATCCACAACGGATTCGCTTGGAAATCGGTCGCTCTGACCTAACCTGAAGGCCCATGAAACACTCCTTCCCCTGCGTAGAATCAATGCGGCGCGTGAACCTCTCCAACGGGCGCGTGGTGCGCGTCTGGCGCGACCGTACCAAGGAGAACCTGTCGGCCTCCTACGACGACGCGGACATCGTGTCGACCTGCATCGCAAACGCGACCAACGACACCCAGCTCCTGGCCGCACTGGCCAAACTGAAGGGCGTGAATGCCGCGGAGCTGGTCGACGCCAATGGCCAGGGCACTGTGGTCTACACCGCCTGGCCGTGAGCGGTGCTAGGTTCTTGAAGCAGGCCTAAATCGGTGCTTGCAATATGCCGTGACAATCGTTCCAACCCGGCGCCGGGTGATGGCTGTCGGTTGCTCCCACGGTAACCGGGCCAACAAGGACGCCCTGGCCGCGGTGCTACTGTTCCGGGAGCAATACCGGCCCGACGAGGTGATCCACCTCGGGGACGCCTACGACCTGGCCAGCCTCCGGGCAGGCTCTCTGGCCAACCCGGATGACTCGGATCATGCGGACGATTACCTCGATGACATCGAGTGTGGCCGGGACTTCCTGAATGCCTTGAGGCCCACGGTGTTCATCATGGGCAACCACGACCAGCGTGCCCTGAAATACCTGCATCACCACAACACCGTGGTGCGTGGCTTTGCCGAGGCCATCTGGGACAAGATGAGAGAGCCCATCGAACGGCACACCCGGGTGTTCATCAAATACCACGACGTGCTGCCCAGGAGTTGGTACAAGCTGGGCGGTTACTCCTGGGGGCACGGCCTGCTGTACTCCGAGAACTTCCTGCGGGACACCGCGGAGACCTGGGGCAACACCGTGGTGGCCCACGCGCATCGCGCTGGTATGGCCACAGGGCGCCGGAGCGACAATCCGGTGTGCCTGTCGCCTGGGACACTTGCGGACGCTCCATGCATGGATTACGCGCTGAGGCGCCGTGGTACGCTGGCCTGGTCCCACGGCATCGTGTTCGGCGAGTACACCGAGGACAGCGCCCAGCTTTACGTTCACCAGTGGTCCCAAGGAGAAAAACGATGGAATCTTCCCAGCTTCTAAAACTCATCCGAGCCGAGATCAACAAGTCCTTGGAGAACCCGGGGCCCGAGTGGAAAACCCGGGATCAATGGGGCCAGGAATGGGGCCTCAAGGGCGGTCAGACAGGCAGGCTGCTGCGGGTGGCTATTGAGTCCGGCCTGATGGAAACTCGTAAGTTCAGGATTCCATGCTTGAGCCGCGGATCTTACCCTGTCCCACACTTCCGATGCGTTACCAAAACCTCGTAAAACCCAGCCTTATCGTCGAGATCGTCCATCCCGACGCCGAGTTCCGCGTGGGGGAGAACAGCTGGTTATCGGTGGTTTATCGTCGGGTCGACAATGGTCGGATTTATGTGCGACCAAAGGCCGAGTTTGTGACCAAGTTCGTGCCAGTGATCGACAAGTGACCACCGTTTGACCCCTGCAAACATTGGGTTTTCTTCAAAATCTACAGAAAAACAGTTTTCTCTGTAGACGGGTTAAGTGTTTTCATGCAGATTGTCGTTGTCGAAAGCGAAACACCTTACGCCCGGATGGGGCGAATACCATCCACCGGGGGCGCGACCGGCCAACGCGCAACACTCTTCAAGCCATGACCACTCTCTCCAACCTAATTTCCGCCCTGATCATCGTGGAGTCCTCCGGCAATGATCAGGCCATCGGCGACAACGGACGCGCCCTAGGGCCATTACAGATCCACCGCGGGGTGGTCCTGGATGTGAACCGGATCACCGGGAGCAACTACCGGCACCAGGACATGACCAACCGCGCAGCAGCCCGGGCTGTGTGCGAGGCCTACCTCAAGCACTGGGGCAAAGGCTGCACGACCGAGCAGCTTGCCCGTAAATGGAACGGAGGCGGCCCCAGCGGTGACAAGAAGAAGGCCACCGAGGCGTACTGGCTCCGCGTAAAGAAACACCTTCCGAAATGACCAAACCGAAAACCATCAACGTGACACCCACCACACACAAGGCCCTGCGGGACTACTGCCTGCAGACCGGCTCTAAGCTGCAGGCCATCGCCGACAAGGCCATCCTGTCCTGGCTGAGAAAGGCTGCCAAGTGACCCGCATCCTTGCCATTGACCCCGGGGCCTCCGGCGGCCTGGCCTACCTTGGGCAATCCGGGATCATCCTGAACTCCATGCCGGAGACCGACCAGGACATCAGTGTGCTGGTGAGCGACAGGCTGGCGATCAGCGACGTGGTCTACATTGAGAAGGTCGGCGGGTACGTCGGCGGCAAGGGGGCGCCGGGCAGCTCCATGTTCAACTTCGGCTACAACGTCGGATTCCTGCACGGCCTGATTGCAGCCTCGAAGACCCGGGTGATCGAGGTTCCGCCGCAGCGCTGGCAGAAGACGCTGGGGGTCGGTAACAAAGCGACCCATGGGGCGAAGTGGAAAAGCCATCTTAAGGGCATTGCGCAGCAGCGGCAGCCCAGGCAGGTGATCACGCTGAAGACGGCGGACGCTGTGCTGATCCTGGAGCACGCCATGATCGCGGAGGGCCTCAAGTGATCACCAAGAAGACTATCACCAGCGCCGTGGCCGCGGGCTGGATCTCATTCCCGGAACCCAAGGCCCGGGAGTTGTCGAGGAACTGGGCGCAGCCGGTCGAGGCCTTCGACTCCGAGCTCGCCTACCGGCTGTGGGACAACGGAGCCGACACCGACACGGTGGCCCGGGCCATCGGCTGCAAGCGCCGGTTTGTGGCCCAGATCATCAAGCACCACAGACGATGAATCCCATCAAACCAAAACGTCCCACAGCGAAGGTGTTTGTCGTATCAGACGACACGCACCTAAGACTCAAGAAATACGCAACCAAGAAGGGCTACAAGCTCCAGTTTGTGGCAGATGAAGCAGTGACTGAATACCTACAGAGGAAGGAAACGAAATGACACGCACAATCGAAGCAATCAAAGTGATGCAGGCGTATGTGGAGGGTAATGAGGTGGAGGTCTTGTTTGCCGGAAAGTGGCAAAAAACAAATGTTCCTAGTTGGAGTTGGTCTGAAACAACCTACCGCATCAAACCCACCGCAACGCTCCGCCCGTGGACTGCGGATGAGGTGCCACTAGGAGCGCAGGCGAGGAATCGTGAACACCCAAAAACACGTTGGTTGATCGACCGCACATCCAGCGAAGAAAACAGAAAGGACTGGTGCGAAAAATACGAACACAGCACCGACGGCGGTGTGACTTGGAAACCCTGTGGGGTGGTGGAGGAGGCGAAATGAACCATCATATCGGTGACACCAACAAAATGATCAACGACGGAGGACCGGCGTTTCCGAACGTCCCATCCGATCCACAATATTCAAAATGGGACATGGGCATGACCCTCCGCGACTTCTTCGCAGCGGCGGCGTTGCAGGGGTTGTTGGCGCAATACGACCCAGAGGATGAATTAGAGCATTATATTGCAAAATGGTCCTACGAAGCAGCCGACGCAATGCTCAAAGCGAGGGAGGCGAAATGAAAGACAACAATTTAGCACCATTCGTAGGTATTGTCGCTGCGATTATATTATTCATCGGAGGGACTTTAGGAATAAACAAAGGCCGCACCGAAATAAAAGAAGAAGCCATCCGCGCAGGAGCCGCCTATTACACCAACGACGCGAGCGGGAAACCACAGTTCAAATGGAAGGAGTGCAAATGAACCATCTTGGTGACACCAACAAAATGGTCAGGGACACCCCGAGGATGGACGCATCAGCACATGATGATGGAGCCATTTGGCAAACTGGTTGCGACATCGAACGCGAACTCAACGCAGCCAATCAGCGCATCAAGCGGCTGGAGGAGGCACTCAGCCAAATCGCAAATCAGGACTACCGAGGAAACCGCTCGACCGAATCACAAATCGCCTTTAATGCGTTAAAGGAGGCCAAGCTGTGAGCGTAGAACAACGAATCCTTTTCCTATCGGAGGCTCCCGGTTGCCACCAGTCCCGCGAACTCCGCGCAATCGCTCTCGAAGTCAGGAAGCGGGAGGATCGGATCAAGCAACTGGAGGACCGCATCCACCGAGCGAGTATGGCGTTCTTCCGAGACGGATCGGACGGTCATGTTGCGAGTCAAATGCTTCAGATTCTGGAGGAGGAACGGAACAACCCATGACCATCGAAGAAATGAGAACCATCGACGCCGTCAAGACTTGGAAGGAATTGGAGGAGGCCAAGGAACGGATCAAGCGGCTGGAGGACTACGGCAACGCATTGGTTGCCCATGTCTACAACTACCGCACCCAGAGGCAATGGACCGAGGAATCGTACCATGACCTCATCCAGACCATCGCCGACTGGGACAAGGCAAAGGCGACCAAACCATGATCACCAAACTGCACGAACTGCCGCCCGACCATCATCTGCGGAACACGGCCATACAGCACATCGACGTGAGGATCAAGTGCCGGCACAGCGGGACAACCCGGGACCCGCGCACTTGGCGGATCAAGAACGACACCTACAACAGGCTTTGCGACACATGGCAGACGAACTTCGATTTCATCATCCAACCAACAGCATGAGCGAGAACACAGTGGCCAAGAAAATCAAGCAGGGCGACGGCGTCTACTGCATCAGCAAGCAGCAGGCGGGCGCGATCTACAAGGCAGCCCGGGACTACAAGCTCGACGACGTCAGCTACTGGCGGCGCAAGCGGGGAAAGGCCAGCAAGTGAACGACCGCATGGTCATAGACACGATGATGGAGTACGGCGGATCGTTCGTGCGCAAGCTGGGTGCTGCGGCCCTGGTGGCCGACCCGGAGAACCTGCGCAAGATCAAGAACGCATGGCCCGACTACTGGGCGCAGTACGGCCGCATGGCCAAACAGATTTCTGAGGTCGAAAGACAGGCCTCGGCGAAACAAAACAACAACAACATAAAGTAAGACGTATGATTATCAGTGCAACAGGCGGTAAGAAGGACTTCGCGCCGTGCCCCGAGTTCTCGGGCCGGGCGGTGTGCGTGGACGTGACTCCCCTCAAGGAGTACGAAACCGAGTACGGCGTGAAACAGAAGTTCAAGTTCGCGTTCGAGATTGAACTGCAGGACGACAGTAGGGACCCGGTGCAGCCCTGGGTGGTGTTCACCAAGCCCATGGTGCCGAGCCTGCATGAGAAGGCGGCGCTGACCAAGTTCCTCAAGGACTGGTTCGGCCGGAAGCTGACCGACCAGGAGAACAAGAGCCTGGACCTGGAGAGCCTGATCGGGCGCCCGGCCAGCCTGGTCATCGGGCACGAGCAGAGCGCGGATGGGAGCAAGACCTACGCGAACATCAAGCTGATCATGGCGCACAAGGCAGGCGAGCCGCTGGCAGCAAGCGGGCTGTGGGTGCGGTTGCAAGACCGGCCTGCGAAGGATGGTGATGGTAAGGCAGCGCCGGCGAGCGGGGACTCGAGCTTCCGCAAGACATCGGGCGGTGGGCAGCCGGCAACGGATGACCCGTCGAAGGTCAAGGTGCACGTCGGCAAGCACAAGGGCATCGAGCTGCGGGAGCTGACCGAGGAGAGCATCACGAGCCTCATCGAGCACTGGCTGCCCAAGGCCAAGGCCGAGGTGAAGCAGTCCGCGGATGACAAGCGCCTCATCAATGGCCTGACGTGGTACCAGGCCAAGTTCAAGGCCGCCGAGGAAGCGCAGATGAAGCTGGAGCAGGATGATATTCCCTACTGAGCCATGAACTCGACCAAGAAGAAGTACAGCAAGGTGGCCCACCTTATCCCGGAGGTCATGCAGATGAAGGCCGAGGGGAAGTCCATCACACAGATCGGCGAGATCATGGGCCTGACCAAGCAGCGCATCAGCCAGATCGCACGGGCGGCCCAGACCAAGGCCGACATTCAGGCGCAGTGGGGCTGGCCCTTTACCACGCGCACCTTCAATATCCTGGACCGCATGGCGGTGAAGGATAAGGACGAGGCCCTGAGCCTCTACACGTCCGGGCACCTGCATCCCAACGCCGTCACTGGCTTCGGATGGAAGAGCTACGGCGAGATCTGCGAGTGGCTGGCCGTGCCGGTGCTTCTGAAACGGCCCAAGGCGCCCAAGCTGTGCCCGCACTGCGGTAAGAACATCATCTGACAACTTTCCCGGGCAGCCTGTTGCTGTCGGGGACTCATGGACAACAAGCGGGGGGTGCGCATCCGCTGACAAACGCACATTAAACTTTTTCATACTATGCCAGCAAACCCACGTATTTACTTCGACATCGAGACTGGACCGCTTCCTCCTGGGGAGTTGGTCATCCCCCCGTTTGACCCGAGCCAGGTCAAGCTGGGTAACATCAAGAACCCGGACCTGATCGCCGAGAAAATCAGGACAGCCGAGGAGAACCACGCCAGCGACTACATCCGAAACGCAGCCCTGGATGCCCTCAGCGGCCAGGTGCTGGCCATCGGATACCGTGTCGAGCATGAGCAGCCCGCGGTGCTCTGCTCCGATGCAGATGGCGAGAAGGCCATGCTGCTGCAGTTCTGGGCAATGCTCGACAGCTTCGAGCGCAAGCCGCAGATGATCGGGTTCAATGTGAAGCCGTTCGACCTGCCGTTTTTGTTCAAGCGGAGCTGGAAGCACCGGATCACGGTGCCCTATTGGATGCGCAATGGGCGCTATTGGACCGACCTGATTGTGGATTTGCGCGAGGTGTGGCAGCTCGGCGACAGCCGGGCGCATGGGAGTTTGGCTGCGATATCCAGGCACCTCGGGCTGGGCGACAAGGCCGGCAACGGGGCGCACTTCCACGAGCTGTTCAGGACCGATCGCCAGGCAGCAATCGACTACTGCCTGAGGGACGTGCAGCTGACGCAGAAGGTGGCCGACATTCTGATCCCTACCTACTGATCCAATGATTGCCAGCCCGTCTGTCCATGTGATCGAGGACGACTTCGATCCGACGCCCGAGGACCGTTTCATGGTCTGGGCAAAATCCTTTGGGAACGTCTTCCTCACAGGGCAGGCGGGCACCGGCAAGTCCACGCTGCTGCGGGAGTTCCTGAGCAGAGTGGAAGGAGTCCGGGATGTGGCCATCACGGCCCCGACAGGCATCGCCGCACTGAATGTGGGCGGGACCACCGTGCACCGCTGGTGCGGGATGCAGTTGGGGCCGCAGGATGGCGAGGACTTCGAGGGGGCTGCCGAGCGGCTGGAGGAGCAGCCTTCGATTCATGGCGCCCGTAAGCGGGTGCGGAGCACCGAAGTCCTGGTGGTCGATGAGATCAGCATGATGGCAGGCCGGCACCTCGACTTCCTAAACTTCTGGGTGAAGCGGATCAGAGAAGACAGCCGGCCTTTCGGTGGGTTACAGGTGATCTTCCTGGGTGACTTCCTGCAGTTGCCGCCGGTCAGGACCGATCAGAGCAAGCCCTACGACTGGGCGTTCCTGAGCAAGGCCTGGGAGGAAGCCGACTTCAAGACGATCAAGCTCGAGAAGGTGCGGCGGCAGAATGATCTGCCTTTCATCGAGATGTTGAGCGGGTTCCGCGTGGGCAGGATGAAGCCGCGGGATAACCAGTTGCTGCGGAGTGCGCTCAGGATGAACCCGCCGGAGCACATCACCCGGCTGATGACGCACAACGTGCAGGTGGACAAGTGGAACAACTACCGATTGAGCTCAATTGATGGCCCGATTGCCGTGTTCGATGCCGAGGTGAAGGGCGTTGACCAGGCGGTGGAGTTCGCCACCAAGAACATGAGCACGCCGCGGGTGCTGCAGTTGAAGCCCGGGGCTGCGGTCATGTTCACCGCTAATGATGCGGAGCAGGGCTTCTACAATGGGCAGGTGGGCCGGGTGGTTGAGTTCCGAGGCAGCGACATCGTGGTCGAGAGCCGCGGTGAGAAGATTTCACTGGGTCGGCGCAAATGGTTCTTTGAGAGTTTGGGGGTGACCGTCCAACAATACCCGCTCCGATTGGCTTACGCGATGACCATACACCGGGCGCAGGGACTGACCCTGGATGCCGCAAGGATTGATATCAGGGCGGCCCGGGAGCCAGGGCAGGCCTATGTGGCCCTGAGCCGGGTGCGGACGCTGGGCGGGATCTACCTGACCGAGTGGCCGAAAGGATGGTTTATATCAGAGGAGGCGTTGCGGTTTGAAAGGCGCGAAGAGGTATGATGACGACGCAAGAGATCGAGGGCTGGCTGGGCACGCCGCTGTTCCTAGTGCCGCAGAGCCCGGGGACCAAGATTCCGATGGTCAAGTACACCCAGGAGACCATGGAGAGCACCAAGCGGGACGTGTACAGGGTGATGTTGGAGCACGGCAACGTGGCTGTGAGGCTCGGGGAGTTTTCTGGGGGGCTGTGCGCCATTGACTTCGATGATGATGGGAGTTTGGAGGCCTTCCTGAGGGTGAACCCGGTGCTGCAGGGAAGTGCGCGGTGGAAGGGCAAACGGGGGGCGCAGATTGGTGTGCGGGTCACGGGCAAGTACCCGGGGCCATGCGCGGAGCGGAGCACGACCGAGATGATACAGGTCGGTGATCGGTTGCTGGGCAAGCCGTTGTACGAGTGGCGGAGTACCGGGAACCTGAGCACGGTCAAGGGACTGCATCCGAGCGGGTGCGAGTATAGCGTGCTGGTGGACAGGCCGCCGGTGGCCTTGGAGTTCAGCCAGATACGCTGGCCCGAGGGCTGGCCGGCGCCGGGCAGTCGGGATGAGATCGCGCAGTTGATTAGGCAGCATGGCGTGCCTTGGACGTTCGGCAGGAGCGGCACGGGCAATCTGCAGGCGCCGTTCTTCGCGGCCTACATGGCGCATAAGGAGCGGTTCCTCTTCGATGCGGTCACCGGGATGCACTACTGGTATCATGGGGACCGCGGGATCTGGATGAGCATGAGCCGCGAGGAGATGGCGCAGAAGGCCCTGGAGACCGCCAGGCGCGTTCTGTTGGACCAGGTGGCCTCTACGGAGGACCCGAGGCTGCCGGCGCTGCTGACGAGGCTCACAGCGAGTTTCGCGGATCAGGTGGTGGATCTGATCGGGCGGCTGCAGGTCGAGCGCAATCCGTTCTCGAGGCCCGATAGCGTAGTCCACTGCTCCAATGTCATGGTGGACCTACGGGCTGCGCCGTATGAGATGCACGGGTTCGGCCCGGAGTGGATGAGCCGGAACCAGACGCCGGTGCGTTATGTCCAGGGTGCGCACAGCCTGATGTGGCAGGCCTTCCTGGATCATGCACTGCCCGAGAAGGATGACCAGATGCTGCTGCAGCGTTGGGGCGGCCTGGCGCTGCTGCAGAGGAACAGGCCGCAGGTCATACTGCTGCTGACGGGAACCGGTGGCGGCGGGAAGAGCACGGTGGCCGGATTGGTGCGGCGGTTGGTGGGTGATGAGAACTGCAGCGAGCTGAGGACCGCGCACCTGGGGAGTAGGTTTGAATTGGCCAACTTCCATGACCGGACACTGCTGATCGGCAGCGACGTGCCGCCGGACTTCCTGTCCTGCGAGGAGAGCCAGCAGCTCAAGGCGCTGACGGGCGGCGACAGGTTGAGCGTGGAGTTTAAGGGGAAGAGCGGGGCGAAAGCGGTGGTGGGCGACTGGAACGTGATTGTGACTGCGAACAGTCGGCTGAAGGTGAATGTGCAGGGAGACTTGGGAGCGTGGAGCAGGCGGTTGCTGCTGCTCGACTTCAGCCAGCCCAAGCCCGAGAAGGTTATACCGAATTACCACGATGTGATGATTGAGCGGGAAGGTAGTGGGATATTGAACTGGTTTCTGGAGGGCGCGGAGGATTTGTGCCGGGTCATGCAGGCCGGCAGGCCGTTCCCGGTTACCGAGAGGCAGCGCGGCATGATTGATAATCTGTTGAGCGAGAGCGACAGTGTTAGATACTTTGTTGTTAATCATGTTAGAGGAAGCAGTATGTCGTCGGATTGTATCACTACGGAGGAGTTATATAGTGCTTACATGACGATGTGTAACAACAAGGAATGGGGGCCGGAACCGGAGAAGCGTTTCCAGAAACGTGCCGCTGAACTGATGCTGGAGATACACCAGGCCATCCCGTCGAACCACATTCACCGTAGCGACGGTCAGCAACAACAGTCCCGAGGCTACATGAAAGTAACCTTGACCGCATGAAAACCACTGGATCTGTCAAGCGTTGTCAAGCGTTTGGGACGGGGGACGGCACTTCTCAACTCGGTGCAAGAAGTGTAAAAGTGGGTATAAGCTGCTCCAAGGTAGGAATGGAGTTCGGAAATGCCGTCCCTCCCGTCCCAAACACTAGACACCGCTTGACAGTGGCAGGCCTGCGCAAAATTGGCTCGAAAATGGTCGGGCAATGCCCAGCCTGTGCCGAGTTAGGTGGGGACAAGCAGCGTAATCACCTCGTTGTCCAGGCAGACGGGAGGTTTGGTTGCGTTATCCACCCCGGCGCCAGTGGCAAGGCACACAGACAACGCATATTTCAGCTTATAGGAGACAAAAGCGGCAAGGGGAGGCAGAACTTGCCCGCAACACCATTAGACATCTCACTGTTATGACAGTAACAAACACAACGAAACTACTATCAGAGGCACCGTATCTTGTGAAGATAGGCGTGCAGCGTGGCTGGCTATCGTATCCCAAGGGCATGGCGTTCAAGGAGGACGGCACGCCGGACCCGGTGATGCAGGATGAGCCCGAAGTCACTGAGCAGAGGCACACACCCGACCTGGCTCGCAAGGCCTACGACCTGCGGGACCGCGGCCTGTCACTGAACGACGTAGCCACGGCCTGTCAGGTGCCCCGAGGCAGCGTGGTCTACCTCATCACCAAAGGCCATGAGCTCTACCTCGCAAGCCAACGGAAGGACATTGAACCATGACCGCAAACAAGGCAGAATCCCCACAGATGGAAGATCCATTCATTTACGCACCGCAGCCGACCAGTAAGGTGCAAGGCATAACCCAGGCAGGCACCAGGCCTTCCATCCATGTCTCGCTGTACGCCTACGGTGGCATTAGTGCAGCGTGCATGATGTCCTGGGTCGATCTGACGGCCACGTTCGCCCGCAGCGACAGGCAGACCGATCTGCGCACCATCCGGGAGGATGCCCTCATCAGCCGCAGCCGTTGCCGCGCAACCAAGTGGTTTCTCGACTCAGGCAAGGACGTCTGGATCCAGCTCGACCACGACATTGAGTTCACCGCGGCCGATGTCATCCGCATGGCCGAGCTGGCCCATGAACACCAGGCAACCGTCTGCATCCCCTACTCCTGCCGCTCACTGCCCGCCAGGCCGGCCCTACGCCCGAAGGTAGAGCACCTGCAGGCCCTTAAGCACCAGGTCAATGACGCTGAGTGCGCCTCCGAGCTGGTGCCCATCACCATGTTCGCATCGGGATGCCTCGCAATCCCCCGTAAATGCCTTCTGGCAACGCTTGAAGCGCTGGAAGGGTCAGGAGTGCAGAACCCATACAGGATCGACTGGTGCGAGGACGTGCGCGTCGAGCGCTTCCCGACCCTGTGGATGCCCCTGGCCATGGAATCCATGCCCGGCAAACTCGAGTATCTCAGTGAGGATTACGCCGCTGCAGTCAGGATGACCCTGGCCGGAGTGAAGCACTACTCCATGAAGCCCAAGAAACAGCTCAACCACTGGGGAGAGTTCCCCTTTAGCTTTGCGCCTTATGCCGGATGAGAAGCCAAAGAAGAGGCCGAGTCTGAAAGATGTGGGCGCTGCTGCTGGAGTTAACCATCAGTACGCCCAAAGAGTGCTTTCCGGGAAAACCAACGTCCCAGCAGGAGTCAAAGAGAAGGTCCTGAAGGCCTCTCAAGAGCTTGGATACATGAAATCCGAGCATCCGGGTCAGCATTTTAACTCCAAGCTAACCCAAGAGCGTGCCGATGCGGTTGTTGAAGGAATCATCGAGAACAAGTCGTTGGAGAAGATCGCAGAAGCCACTGGGTTGTCTCCGCATACAGCGTTTAAGCTGATCCGCGGGGTCAAAGTGCCGGTGGATTACCCCGAAACCGAAGATGAATGGCGCAAGGACGTCACTGGGTTTCTGGAGGTTGCGATCTGGAAGGGCACCAAGCGACTGGCTGAATCCTCTATTATGTTGATCGACGATCGTACCTTACCCATCAGCGTGGGCGTGCTCACGGACAAATTGGCGGTCATCAAGGGCCAGCCCACCAGCATCCACCTCGCCATGACGGCCTCTGTGAGCCACCGCGACCTCATGAAGGACCTGAAAGAGCGTGATGTGACCCCCGTGAACGACGAGCAGACGCCCGACCTGGTTTAGGTAGTGGCCCAAAATGTCCTACCCCTACCGCGGCAGCACCATCGAAAACCACGTATTTAGGCCTGTTTCAAGCACTCATGCCTACAATAGCAGTTATATTCACTTCGACGCTCAAACACGCAGCAAACCCCTGCAAACATTGATCGAAACGCACGTCAACACCCCTCGGCAGACCCAATGTCCTACCCCGTTACACAAGGCAGACACCAGGCCGCCCGGGCCCCCGGGGGGAGGGGGTCGGGCATTCCGCGGCGACGGTAAAAGTCGACGGGTTCCCCAAAACGAAAAATATTGATAAATG